CAACATCAACGGTTGATCCAAGTGCTGACGGTGGCGGGCCTGAATCTTCAGGAACTGATTTTGTTGTTACACCGGTTTTAGATCCAGAGGCAACGAGTAAATTAAAAGCCATAAGCGATGAAATTAACAAGGCATTAATTACAAACGACAAATTATCTTATGAAGCAAGAAAAGCCGAATCAACTAAATATTACGATGATTTAATTGGTAAAGTTAAAAAAGGTTCAGAAGATGAAAAGGCATTACAAATTGCAAAATCGGCTGCAATGGCTACAATTGAAAGTGAAGAAAAAAGCCGAATTTTAGATTTAAGGCAACAGTTTGCTGATGCTAGTAATGCAAGTGAAGAACAACAAAAAGCCCTTGAAGTTGAAAGAATAAAAGCAAAGTTTGCAGAACTGCGACAATTGGCGACTGATAATAACTTAATGACCGCAGAGCAACAAGCCGCATTTGATTCGGCACAAGCTGAAGCCGAAGCCGCGGTTTATGAAGAAAAAAAGACGCGTTTTCTTGGTTTTACAATGTCAATGACTGAGGCACAAGAAATGATGCAATCAGTTAATCAAGGGATTTCAAGTTCTTTTGGTGCATTAGGTGGTTCAATTACCAAAGCGTTTGGCGGTGCGGATTCAGCAATGGGCGCATTTGTTGGAACTATGGCAAAAGATGCTTTAAAAATTGTTGGTAATAACCTTAAGGTTTCAATGTCGAACTCTATAAGTAGCGCAACCGAATCAGCCAAATCATTTGGGCCGGCTGCGGCTTTTATGTTACCGGCATTAATAGCGGGCGCAACTGCATTAGTTTCATCATCATTTTCAAAGTTTGCTGATGGTGGTATTGTTAGCGGCCCAACAATGGGCCTTGTGGGTGAATATCCGGGCGCGCGTTCAAATCCGGAAGTAATAGCGCCATTAAATAAATTGCAAGGAATGATTGGCGGTTCAGGCGGTGCAACAAACGTAAACGTTGGCGGTCAAATTAGATTAGAAGGTCAAGATTTATTGATTGCAATTGAAAGAGCGACAGAAACAAGCGACAGAATTTCGTAACAAAATAAAAAAATGGCATACGGCGTAAAATATAGATTAGAATTTTCTGATGTTTTAGAACACGGAAAAAAAGTTGAAATATTAAAAAAGAATTATACCGGTGCGGTTTTGCCAATGGTGGGAACTAACAACCCGGTTGTAATTCAATGGCAGGCGTCAGACGATTTTTACAAACCAATAATTGGTTCAAGATGTGCTTTAAATTTAATGGTAACGGACACCGTTCAATATGATGATTTTTACAAATTTGATGAACGCGAGTATAAAGTTGTTGTTTCTTATTTAAAAAGTAACGCCGAAGTTTATGCCGATCGTGTTATTGCTGACGGTGGTACTGTTGAATCATTAAATTGCGTTAATACATTAGCAAGCGGAATAAGTACAGAATACGGCGCATATTGGAGTGGTTTTTTAGTTGTTGATAGGTTTATTGAAAAACTACAACCAAAGCCGTTTAACGTGTCTTTTAATGCGTTTGATGGTTTGGGTACATTAGACAATTTTGAATCGCCTTTAACTACNTTATACACACCATCCAATCCCGTTTATTTATCAGATGGCGAAAGGATATCAACAATTTTGGCGCATCTTGATTTAGATTTAGATTTATCTTTTATAAATGATTTAAGCGCAGTTAAAATTGCGGGGAATCCAACAAATAGATATTTTCCAAATACCGTTTCAATATCGCCCGGATTTAATGAATTAGTTGATGGATATAAAATTCCTAATGCAAAGGATCAATTAGAAAATTTATTGAAAACCTACAATATGCGGATTTATCAATCCAATAATAAATGGTATATAGTAGAAGCAACTAATATTTTTGATGTTGATGTAAAAGATAGTATATATAATCAATTACAAAATACTGGTGTTGTGCCTACAAATATAAGGCAGCAAATCACAAACGTTTTAAATATAAAAAACAACGAAGATTTAAGAGTTTATAATTATAATTCAAGCGGTGTTTTTCAGTCCGAAACAAAAGAATCTTTTCTTTCAAAAGTGCCGTTAAATTTAACACCATTAAAAAAGAATTTAACAAAGGAATTTATTCAACCTTTAGCAAGTGTTAAAACCGAATCAATTGATGCAAACTTTACACAAGCGGGATTCAATGCCGGGTTTGAATATGGTTTAAGTGGATACACTATATTTAATAATTACGCTGAAATTGCAACAAATGAAGTTGTAGCACAAGGCAATAAATCAATGAAGTTAAGTTCATCAGCGCCATTAACAAGCCAATCAAATTGTTTCAGTCCAGATGATATTGTTATTAGTGATTTTGAAAAGATTGTCAACTACAAATTAAACTGTAAGTATTTTATTAAATGCGATATACAAGATAACGCAACGGCGCCACCCGCAAATATTCAATTTAGAATTAGAGTTGAACTCCAAGGATCACCGGGTAATTATCACGAATGGAATTTTGATGATAAAATTTGGGTTTATCAAACGGTTCAAAACAATTCAATAACACATACTGAATTTAATCAGTTTGAAACATTAAAAATTGATTTTACAAATGATGGCATTACTTGGGTAAATCCTAGCGCTACCGTTTTAAGTATAATTATACAAAACACAACAACACAAAACACGTTTTATGAAACAACGTATTTTGACAATTTAGCGGTTTTAAATACTGAATTAGAAGCGGCAAATTCTGTATCATTAGAAAGCGTAATTAATGACGGTAATTTTAACACATTTAAAAAACAATATAAACGTTACAACACAAGGTTCACAAACCGAACAGATGCCTTTGTAAGATCGCGCGACAATTACGGTTCATTTACAACACCCAATAAATTTAAAACATTGTATGATCTTGAAAATCAAAATATTGCAAATGATTATCGTGAATTTGTTTTAAGATATGAAGGTTCATTTAGGAACTTAGAAATAAAACCATTAGCATTCAGCAATAAAATTTGGTTTAATTGGTCATCAACTGATTATGATTTGCAAACAAGCATCATTGACCGGATGACGTATAACGTCAAATCCGCAGAATATAAAATTAAAGCACACATTCCAAACGATGATGACGATGTAATTATTGTAAACACAATAAGTTAAAGATTTTTTTTTGTTTTGTTTGTCAGCCGTCGTTTGTCTTTATTGATTTGCGGCGGTTTTTTTTGTTGTAATACTTTTTTTATTGAAAGTTTTTTTTTATTTTTGCATCAAATAAACAATTAAAAAATATGTTTGAACAACACTTCAAGGGCGAAATGAAACGCTTAAAATTAAAGCGTTATGAGGTTTGCGGTTTACTAAATTGCACAATGCCAACGTTAAAATCACGATTAAAAAATCCGAAAACTTTCACCATTGGCGAAGTGCTATTGTTGCAAGGGAATAAATTTAATTTGGGCCAAATAACAGAAAACTTAAACATTTAAAAACAACTATATGAAAACCATTAACATTAAAGGCAAAGATTACATTACAGTTAACGAACGCCTTATTTATTTTAGAAGTCAACCAGAATTTGAAGGTTGGCAAATTAACGAAACAATTGTTTCGATTGACGACAAAGAAGGAATTTTTAAAGTGACAATATTAAATCAAAAAGGGTTTGAAATTGCATCATCACACGCCCAAGAATACAGAGATTCAAGTTATATCAATAAAACATCATTTGTTGAAAACGGGTTTACTTCAGCATTGGGCCGCGCATTGGGTTATTTAGGTATNGGAATTGANACGTCAATCGCTTCAGCTAATGAAGTACAGAACGCCGTTAAGAATCAAACAACGGCGCCTAAAGATGATAAAAAGTGGTTAACGGAAGCGCAATTGAATGCAACGTTAAAAGCTACCAAAGACCAAGCGGAAAAGGTTTTAAACACCTTTAAAATGAAAAAAGAATATAGAGATAAAATAGTAAGTAAGTTTAATTTAAAATAAATAAAAATGAGTATTGACAAAAAGTATGAACACCAAAATGGAAACGGAAGTTTATTTAAGAACACAAACAAAACTTCAGACAACCAACCGGAGTATTCGGGAACTATCAAACTGCAAGATGGCAGCGAACAACAAATTGCGGCTTGGGTTAAAGATGGCGCAAAAGGAAAATTCTTTTCATTGAAACTAAGTGATCCTTATGTTAAACAAGAAGCGGCCCCGGTTGCTGAAGGCGGTGACGATTTACCGTTTTAATTAATTATTGACATTCAAAACAATTGGCGGTTCCTTCGGGGATCGCTTTTTTTTTACATTATTTTAAAAATAANTTGTTTATTATTTGTTTATAACTAAAATAATATATATCTTTGAAGTGTTGCAACGAAGCAACGTTTTAAAAAAACAAAATGACAACACTAAAAAATAAAGTAGTAGCAAAATTAATCAAAAACGGAAATAACATAAATGATGTTAAAGATATGACTAATATTCATTTTGAATATGCATCTAAAAAATACACAACTGTTAATTCAATTGCTAACTGTATAAGAACTATATATTAACAATAACAAACCGGGCCGTTAACGCGGCCCTTTTAATTTAAACACTATGAACGTTGAAACACTTAAATTTTTGCAATATCGAA